AATACAGCAGGCGCAACGGCTCATGCCATGAAGAAGAGGTGCGATCATGCCCCGACGACGCAGTCGATGGAGCATTTTGATAAAGGGCACGCTCTTCTGATGGAGAAGATACCTCAGCACGATATCATTCGTGTTGATGAAGCATTGGTGAACAAGTATTTGTTGACTTGTTCGCCAACCAAGGCCGAACGCCTCCTTGCTGCGTACCGCAGCAATGAATGGAGTTACCAGGGAGATATAAAGCATGTGTTCGCGAAGCAGGAAGCGCTTCTCAAAGACCATGGGGCTCAGCCACGTATAGTCTATCAGGGTACAGACATGTACAATTTCCTGACCGGCTGCGTTGTGATGGAACTCCAACGTCGCATGAAAATATCACTCAGCCATGAAAACCCCCTCAACACAGGCAATGTTGTCGTATTTGCGTGCGGCAAGTCTGGTGAGGAGCTGGGTGATGTGATTCATGCGGCCCCAGGCGAGATTTTGGAAAGCGATTTTGCCAATAACGATGGGTCACAGAGTGTGGAATTTCGCCGTCGAGAGGCAATGTTCTATGCAAAGCATGGGGCTCCGGCATGGTTTGTGCGTGAGTTCGCTCGCAACACAAGCGTTCGTGTGTGGACTCGATATGGGATCGAGGCCACTGTCTATGGGCAGAGGTGGTCCGGGGAGACCACTACTACCACAGGGAACTCTTATGTTGGCAGTGTCCTGTTGCTAGCTTCCGCTTTGCTAGCCGGGATCAAAAAGAGCACGCATATACATGGCGGGGACGATTTCATGGGGCTCTACACGGACGGAGGGGTCAAGGATATGGAAAAAGCGATACAGGTTGTCGTGCCACAGGCTGGCATGGAAGCCAAGGTCGTTGTCCCCAAAACCCGTCATCATGGCACCTTCTACAGGAAGCGCTATGTGAGCGATAAAGTCAGGACTCGTCCCGTTCCCCAGTTTGGGCGCGTGCTTGCAAAGATCAACTTGCGTGCTAACCAGAACACGCAAGTTGGTGACAGAGATTACATGGCCGGGAAGTATTATTCGGCTGCGTATGAGCACAGGTTCGTGCCCGGTTTGAAGGACTTGCTGTTGGAGACGGCTCAGGGTATGAGCGCAAAACCCCATTTCGATGTCCGTCTTACTAAGATGAACGAAATGGGCGGTGTCGAAAATATCGTGGATAAGGTGAAGAATTCTGATGCGTTGGATCTCGATTCTTTCTCCGATTATCTCCGGGA